GAATCTGCTGCTCGATCTGGATCTGCGCTTGAGCCTGGGCAATCATGGCATCGACAGCAGGATTAGGCTGCGGTTGCTGCGGAGGAGGATTGGACAGTTGCTGATCCTGCTCTGGAGTGATGTCCTTGAAGAACTCAGTTGAGTCCTTGAATCCAGCAGCCTCAACAAACCGACCAAGAGTCGCCCTGTATTGCCCGAGACTCACCAACGGGTTAGCTGGCCCTGCCAACTGTAGGATCTGCTCCTGCTTTGCAAGCACCATCTGAAGCATCGCCATCTGTTCTTGCTTCGTACCAGTCCCAAGACCGACACGGATGCTGACATCGTATTGATTCGACCACTCTCGCGGATCCATCGGTACAAACTTGCCGCGCATCCGCATCAGAACCTGTTTGTCCTGGTATTTGCAGAGCAAGTGCAGGATGCCCTTAAACAGCGATTTAACACCTGTCTCAGCAAAGATCCTGGCGATCAGTTCGATCTTGCCTTGAGCAGCGTTGGTAACCGCAGCCACAGCAGCAGCAGTGACGTTTTGCAGGATGTTTGGATCTAGTCCCTGTTGAGCATCCGATACACCAGTCCGTTTCTGCTGAACCTGATCGAAATAGCCCATCATCGGGAAGATTTGATCACCGATGGATGGAACCGTGATCGGAGTCATCGCGCCAGGACTCTTCATCCTGACGACACCACCCGGAGTCACATTGAGCAAGTCATCGATGTTGACCTGACCTTCAACCACACCCATCCGAGCATTGTTCGATAGGTAAAGGTTATCCAGCGACTGACGCACCAGGGTGGACTTGATCAGTTGCAGATCAATCGTCCTGTCTGCCAGCGACTGACCAAAGAACTTGTGCGGGATCGGGATCGGGCAAATAACATGGAACGGAACATAGTCCGTCTTCTCGTTGCTCAGAATCTCGTTGTTGCTGTAGAAGATCTTCCGCAACTCAGCAAGACCGTCCCCGTCATAATCAACATAAATGTAGCACTCGAAAACCTCGACCTCCTGCATCGACTCATCCAGCGAAGTGACCTCGAAAGGCTCCTCTCCCGGCGTGTATCGAGCAAGACGCTCCTCGGTGAAGTCTAGGCTGTTGAATGCTGGCAGACCGTCAACGATCTCCTTATCGAACCCCATCTGGATCAGGATCGACCTTGGAACCAGAGTACGGTGAGCTAGGAATGGAGCATCCTGAACGGTTCTAGCCTTCTTGGAGACGATCAACTCTTCCGGAGGGACGTTCTCAACGACAACTCGACCGATCTTGTTGCGCTTCTGGACAACAACACTGCGAGTCTGCGTGACTTGACCATCAACCTCGACTTCCTCGATCTGCTCTGCAACAACCTGTCGGGTTCCGTCTGCCAGCAATAGTGCAAGCTCGATCTCAGAGAGGTTCTTGTAAACCTCCTCGATCACATCCAGCTTCTCATCCCAATACGCTTTAACGGTTCCAGTCTTCTGGAGCAGCGCATCCTTGAACCAGTGATGCAAAATGGTGAAACCAGGATTCTGCTTGTAGAACACCCAGTTTGCGTAGTCCGTTGCTTGCTTCGCACCCTCCTCATCACCCGGGCCAACAGGCTCATACTGGATGATGTCGTCTGCGCGAGTGAACACCCGGATCAGATCTGGCAAAGCACCGTCTACAGCCTCTGCAACTTCAGCGGTGATGATCTGTGATCGACCTTCTACCTCGTTGCCATACGGCTTGCGGAGGTAGTAATCCATCGCTTTAGCGCGTTCAGCGGAAGTCTCTGTGTCGAGATAGCCAATAGCGTCATCGATCTCAGACGACAGAATGCCCTTGAGCCTACCTTCATCCATTTTGCACCTCTGCCCTGCGAGTGTATTGCCGTTTCGGTGGAGGATCTGCCTGTTTCAGCGCAGCAATCTCTTGCTCCAACTGGCGAATGCGCTCACGCAATTCGTGAATGGTTTGGTCAAAATCTCGACGTAAAACGATGTTTCCCTGCGGAACTAGCATCAAACCACCCATTTTGCACTATGTTTAATCGGTTTACCCCAATCGTCATTGGACATCATTTCCAGTGACTCTGCAAGATAACGCCACGCATCAGCAGCGTGAGAATGCTCATCATGCAGTGGCGCACCAGCCTCATTCGTGACCTGATTGATAGCCCTTCTGTACCGTTTGAGATGGTTTACAAGCTCCATCGTCTTGTCAGCATCGAAATAAGCCCTTGGAAAGACCATCCTGGCGATTCTGATGCCTTCCTCTGGGTTACCCCTTGGCAGTACAGTAACTCGCCTTCCAAGCGTTTCTAGCAGGTTCTGGGTGGACTTACCGGTCTGGAAGTTCTTGTTTGCTCCATCGTGCGGGATGAAGTCTGTTCCCCATCGCCATTTTCTCGACTCGATCTCCATGACATAGCTGTCAATGGTTCGATGAGAGTCCTCGATGAAGTCAATGATCCTGACTTCTGAGGCAACCTTTTGGACAAAGATGATCGACATGGAGTCGTTCCATCCCAAATCCCAGACAGTGTGAACCTTGAGCGTTGCATCGTATGGAACAGACCTGATCCGGCCTTCTCGCTGTAAAGCCTCGATCTCATTAGCGTAGATGGCTCCATCGACAGCAGGTCTGCATCGACCTTCCCAGACGGTGAGATAACCCTGTGGATCTCGGTCTAGCCAGTCTCTGCGCTCCTTGTCCAGTTCTTCTGGGAACCAAGGATTGTCTGACCAGTTAACCTCGCACACCCATGAGTCTGACGGTGGTTGCGCCACAAACCGAGTGAAGGTTTCGTCTGTATCAAGTTCAGGATTGAAGCTGATCCAGATTTCTGATCCAGGCTTGCGGATTGTAGGTATCAGTACATCCCAGGACTTGCGAGTGACAACCTGCGCCTCTTCCACCCAACAAATATCAGTCCCCTCATAGGACTTCATATTTGCCACACCTTGCTGGCGAATACCTGCAAAAGTGAACTCTGTCCCGTTGGAACCGATGATCCTGTTTTCTTGCACCTCATACAGGCTATCCAGTCCGAGCAGACTGATTTGATCCTTCAGCAGCCGGTGGACGGACTCCTGGATGGACTTCTGCGTTTCTCTGGCGCACAGCACCCTGATCGGTTTGGATGCTCCTAGTGCTACCAATGCCCGAGCAATAGACCAGGACTTGCCTGAACCCCTGCCACCATGCAAAACCTTGTAACGTCTTGGCTGGAACAGCGGCAGGAGTTTATTCGGCAGTTCGACTCTTTGCCTCAACCCCGACCACCTCTAAAACGGTTGCAGACTGGATTGGCCCACCATCAGCACCAACAAGCTCATGGGTGGTCTTTTCCTTCCACCCTGCGCGAGTTTTCATCCAGAAGATCATTGCCGCGGTATTACCTGACTTTGCCTGTTGGAACAGAGTCTGAGCGACCTGAGCGTTAGCGTCGATCCTTCCTTCCTCGAGTTCCTGCCTGTAATACTTCAACACAGTGTCATGGCTGATGCCTAGCTTTGTGCCAATATCATCAACCCTTGCACCTACCGCGGCAAGCATTTTGACCAACCTACGGTTTTCATCTGTAGGCTTGTGATCCTTCGCTCCTATTTTTCTAGCCACGATTGTTACCTACTTCATCGAACAATTGACCAGTAGACTCTAGCGTTGCTTTCTTTCCAGTGAAGTCTTGCCATCGCTTTACGATTACGTCGCAATACTTCGGGTCGAGTTCCATCAGCATAGCCACACGCCCCGTCTTTTCGCAGGAAATTAAGGTTGACCCAGAACCCCCAAACAAATCTGTCACAACATCTCCGCCTTTGCTTGAGTTTGTCAATGCTTGTTCAATCAAAGCAACCGGTTTAGGTGTTGTGTGACCAACCACTCTTTCCTTGTTAAATCTCCAAACACTGACTTGCTTGCGGTCTCCGTAAAAGACATGGGTTCCATCCTTCACCCAACCATAAAGACAAGGCTCGTGCTGACTTTGATAGTCGGTTCTTGAAAGCGTCAAGCTGTTTTTAGCCCATATGATCATGCTGCTGAAATGGAAAAACTCTCTGAACACTTTATGGAAGATGTCTGCACACTTATCTGAATGAAATACGTAACAAGCAGCTCCGGACTTTGAAAATGCAAGATAATTTGAAAACGCACCGCGGAGCAATTCTTCCAATCCGCCGCGGTCATCATTATTGATCCCTTTGTAATCAACTCCGTAAGGAGGGTCAGTAAACACCATGTCAGCTTTCTGACCATCCATCAGCTTTTCTACCGCATCAATGCTAGTGCTATCCCCGCACATCACCCGATGCTTGCCTAGCAGCCAGACATCACCCAATCGCGTGACAGGCTCATCTGGAACCTCTGGCGTTTCATCTTCATCTGTCAGCCCTTCCGTTACCTCTATTGGCTTCAGCGCATCCATTTCCTCTTGCGTGAAACCAGTAAGGCTAATGTCAAACCCGCTATTGACAATCTCCTCTAGCTCGACAGATAGGAGGTTGTTCTCCCATCCAGCATTTAGAGCGAGTTTGTTGTCGGCCAGGATGTAAGCCTTCCGCTGAGTCTCTGAAAGATGACTCAACCTGATACAAGGCACTTCTGACAGGTTTAGCTTTCGAGCAGCCATCACCCTGCCGTGACCGGCAATGATGCTGTTGTCGTCTGCTATCAGGACAGGGTTGTTGAACCCAAACTCTCGGATGCTGGCAGCAATCTGGGCAACTTGCTCGTCCGAGTGTGTACGCGCATTCCTGGCGTATGGAATCAGCTTGTCGATTCCAATCTTCTCTATCATTCCGACTCCTAACGGGTCATCGGTTTACTTTACCTTTACTCGATCCTTAATCAGTCTTTCGATCTCTGGATCACCCATCTGCTCCGGTGTTGGTGCAAACAATGCTCTCTTACGATTGTCTGTGGTTGTTGCCGGTTCAGACAAATAGTATACAGCGATTGAGTTTCTGGTTACATCAGCAGGACATTTGATTGGATCAGGCAGTCCATGCCATGAGCCTCTAGTGTCGAAGATCACTGCCCTGTTGAACTTCGGCTCAATGACCTTTGCAAGAGTTCTGCTGTCCTTGTACAGGCCCAACCCACCACCCCAGGACGATTCCCATGCAGGAGACAGGTAAACAATAAGGTTAAGGCGACGTTGCAAATGTAGCTTTGGATGGATGTTGTAATCCAGGTGAACATTGAGCTTCCCTCCTCTGCTGTGCTGATGCCAGCCACCACCGTGCAATCCTTGGTCAGCGAACAGATCCTCGTCTACCATTGCCTCCAGGGACTGTGTGAATTTGTCGCTGGTTAGCCAAGCAAATGTCTTGTATGTCTCTGGCGGGAACTTGTGCCAGTCGTTGCAGGTGCGCTTGACCTCTAACGGATTGTCATACCGAAACCAGCATGGATCATCTGGCTGCGGAAACTCTTCTGCTAGCTGATCTGGGTTGGTGAAGAAGTCATCTATCACACAATGCCAGTATGGATCGTGGTTTACGATCATTGAGTCAGCAATCCGCGAATGATCAGTTGATCAATCGGGACATCGTATGACTCCAGTGGAAACCTTCTCCGCAGTTCTTCTTTTGGTATGCCTATCCTCGCCTGAACTGCCCTAGCCTCAGCTTCACCAGCTAACCTCAAATAACGATTTAGATCGTTTTCAGGCATACCACCAGTCCCAAACCCCTCAATCGTTTGAACGCCATGTTGCAACTCATGCGCCATTACACTCTTGCCTGATTGCATTGCATTGGCAATATCATTACTGATTACAACGTTTCCATCGTAATAACCACCAACACCAGGAGGCATATCTTCTGGTTTTTTCACATAAAACTTAGTGCTTATAAACTCCGGATATGACTTGTAAAGTTCTGGATGTTCAAACACATTACCAACAACGCTTTGCCATTCGTTTGAAGTCGGCGGGGTTCTTTGTTCAAACTTTCTGAACATTTCTTCCGTTTCATCAGCAGTCATTGACTTTGCAAGCAAACCAGATCGCGCAGGAGGTTCCTTGCCATAGAACTGTCTAAATTGTTCTTTTGCGTCACCAATACCTATACCCAGACGATCCATTGTTTGACGCAAATAGTTTGCAGCTAAAGCCTCGTCTAATTGCTCAATATATTGTTCTGTTAGCCTTCCAAGCTCTTTACCGGGTCGGTATTCAGAAGAAAAGTCACTGATCTCTTGTCTGAGCATCCCGTCTGGTGACCTGAATGTGCCAGTCTGCAAGTAAGCATCCTTGTTCGACACTCCAGACTTTTCTAGCGTCTCAAATGTTTCAGCACTGGTTTTATTCCAAAGTCTTGACTTAGGCCCGATAAAGATTGCAGGGATAGTTCCAGCAGCCTCCAACAACCCTGGAATCTGTGCAGCAGCCTTGAAAGCACCAGCAGGAGCGCCCAACGCTGGCATATTGCCTAACGCCTGAC